TCTACCTTTGGATAGGTTACTTTTGGGCCGTTGTCCGGATGGTCGTATATCTTATCTTCACGCTTTGTTCCTAAATCTTTCATTCGTTCCTCCTTCTACCTTACGTCTTCAAAAGACGAGGTCGGATTTGGTTTAATGTACTTTTCTATATCATTGATACGTCCTGCGTCGCTTACCAAGGAGCCGTATAATTGCAGCATCAATTTAGCGATATCGTCATTGCCGGTTACGGGCTTGGCTATCTGTGCAGCGAGCAGAAAAGAGAACGCCATGATAAAAGACATATCGAATAACGCTGGATCAATGACTTGATAGGTATACTCTATGTAAGCTTCATCATAATTAGTGGCGATGACTTTGCGGTTTATCGCGGGGACAAACAGGGTTTCAAATTCTATCGGCGCGGGGTTCTGGCTTTCTGCATCGTAGAAAACCTTGCGTATGCATAGGCATTTCGCGGGATAAGTGTATATGTATTCCCAGCCGGGAATATCTTGATCAGAGATTTCTGCAAGCGCTGCTTTTACTGAGGCGAACCTCCAGTCTTTCGCTCTTAAAACAGTATCTCTGGTTATGTCGTAGATCCTATTTAAGGCCCGGGCGCTTTCGTTTGCCTCTGTCAGCGAGACTATCGGGCTTTGTCCAAGATGAGATAATGCCAGATTACAAATTGCTATATCTGAGGTCGGTATCATAAAGCCTCCGTAAAAGGTGCAGGGTTGCTTTCAGGTCTCGAACCTGTCTTGAGGGTATTAACCTCTGTGCTTCCAGTTACACTATCAGCAACCCCGCGATATCCTACTTCTGCTGGCGTTTCTTAGCCTTGGCAACAATAGCCCTTATTTTCTGCTGGCTAATATCTCTGGCTAACACTTCCAGCAATTCTTCTTGATTCAGTACATCGGCATCTTTGATGCCGCGGCTTTTGGCTTCAACCAACAGCTCTTCGCGTGCTACAGCAGCTGCAGTCGTTGGTTCTTCCTGCTTCTGCTCTTTGACTGCTGCGGATCCTGCTTCTACTTTCTTGAAATGCTTAGGAGGATTCATTTTTGGGTCTATCTCCACGATAGTCCCCTTCTCCCAGTACTTGTTTTGGAATCCGTAACAGTCTCTTAAAACTTCGTACTTAGCCATGCTTTCCTTTCTCCTTACGCGTCAGCAATGGTAAAAGTAACCTGCAGCATAAATGCCGGCGGGTTAGCAGTCGCTCCATTGGTTACGGCAAGGACTAATTTTTCCCCTGCTGCCAATACTTTGTATGTTCCGCTTAATGCTCCTAAGCTGCCGGAAGCATTTTCATCCGGGAACGGAGTTGCGTTATCATAGGTTGCTGTGGCAATAGCATTTGCTCCGTTCTTGATCGCTACCGCACAGGTGTTACCGGCATCAATACCGGCTGCTGTGCCATGCGAGATGATCCTGGCATCGGTTATGGTAAAAACCATTCCCGTGGGTACTTCGAGTAATGCTCTGGCCGCGATATCCGCATTCGCTGCGAGATCTTCTACCTGATAATTAACTACCCTGGTGTTTGCTGTTGCCGTCATCTTTGCAGGCGGCAAGAAACCGTCGGCGAACAATGCTCTGGTAGAAGCATCTGCAACAAAAGCACCGTCTGCGATAAGAAGAAGCAGTACGGCGTTTGTAAAGCTATCGGCATCAAACTTAGCCAAGACTGTAGCAGCATTGAAGAAATCATCTGCTATCTTGCCTCTGCCTGCAGCGGAAGCTGCCAAGGCCCCGGCAAGTATTTTGGCTGTCGTCACCGCATCATCTGCGGGCGTGCCGGTGGTTACCGCTTTAGAATTCGTGCCGTCATGATCATGCCCATTCACCGTGTCAAAGACAAGGCAAAGTAGGTCGACCAGTTCGGCCACGTTTTTGAAATTGTAATATACGCTCATGGTTCTCCTCTCTGGTTAATGAGGGGCCTGCTTTATAGGCAGGCCCCTTGGTTACCTACTTAGGCTATGTTCACATCCGGTGTTAAGAAGGCATCAATCGTTCCGCCTGTAAAGGCATGCTCGCCTTCAGTGTAGTAGAGACGCAGATACTTCTTGCATCCCGGAGGAAGTTTTATCTTCCAGACGATGGTGTTGGCCGTCAATTCGGCCTCGGTGAGGTCTTTCTCCGCCAGATTCACTACTGCGGTATCAAAGGCCTCAGCGCTGTCGGTCTGGATGGCGATATTGAGCGTACCGTCCTCTTCCGCGGTATCGCCTGCTGTACCCACTCTGACTACGAGATACAGCTCTGCTCCGGCAACCGCATCACCGAGCTTCGTCAAATCTATGACGTTGGTGCTCGCACCGGTGAACGTGGTCATGAGCTGGCCTTCCGATAAAATCAAATGTGCATCTTTAATCATGGTATTTCTCCTTTCTAATTGAGTTAGTTAAGCACTTCTCTCTTACGATACTACTGTTTCGGTGTTGACGATCTTGTCGCACCGGCGGATCGGAATACCCATGAACTTGGTCAGGGTTTTCCCGTTCTCAAGGCTTTCGATGGTCAGGTTAACGTTACCCTTGTTGTACGCCTTGATATCCAAAGCCGTCTTTACTTCTTTATTGCAGTACCAGGCTGCGCGGCCGATTCTCAAACTCGGTACTTTATTTACTGCCTGAAGCATGAACTTAAGCAGGTTCGCTGAGCTGTCAGAGGTGTCACCGGCTGTAGCCAATGCAGAAACATCGAGGTTGCAGATACGCACGGCATATCTCCAATCCCTTACGCACAGGCCTAAGCGGTCTTTGTACTGATCAACAAAGGCGCGGAACTGCCCTGCCGGGGTCTGGTCGTCGTTCACTAACTGCAGGCCCAGATCATTATGTTCGATACCTGCCTTGGTCCCACGAGGATAGAACGCGTGGATAGTATTCTCTCCCCAGACTACGAGCCAGAGCGAGGTATTGTCATCGCCTGCACCGCCGCCGTTTATTACGTTCACTGAAGAATCTACGGTCGCCGACAAAGATGAGTAGTAGGGGGTGAGGCCCGTAAATCTTTCAGGGTTCGTTTCTACGTTGCCGTAGAACATAGTAGTGGCCATGGTCTGAGAAATTGCCTCAATGAACGGGGCGTTCTCAGAAAGCCTGAAGGCAGCTTTATCCACCGCGATATTGACGAGCTCTTCGTCAACGCGGCCAAGGCCTTCAATGATACCGGCCGTGAATAACTGCTGCCTGGTCTGAGACTTAGAGGGCTGCACGCCTCTGTTTATCTGTCTCCATGCCACGGTAGGCAGACCTGTCCGGATGGTGGACTTATGGCCTGTCGTGGTGTTACCCTCAATGAAGACCAAGTCATCGAGGATTTCGTTTACTTCGTTCAACATCTCGGCAATACGGGCTATCTTGCCGTCAGGATCAAGGCGTCTTGCATGATCCATCAAGGTTAGGTTCGTGTTTCCGATAGTAGTAGACATAGGTTCTTCTCCTTTTCTGGTTTAAATTACTTTTGCTCCATCGAGCTGCCATAGAATAACTCGGCGTCGCTCTTTTTTCCTGTCTTATTCTTGCCGTCTACGAAGGTATCTTCGCTTACGGTTTTTCCTATCTTCACAAAGAATTTCACCAGCTCCTTGTGGTTTCCTACTCCTGTCTGGTTCAGAAGTTGACGCAATTCAGGCGTGCCGAATTTGTCAATGGCCCTTCCTGCGTAGACAAGCTCTTTCTTATAATCAGCCCCTAACTCTTGGACGGTTTCTTTCTTCCATGTCGTTAAGGTCTCATTAAAGGTTTTGAGCAAACTCGCATCAACGCCTTTGACATACTTTGCCTGAAAATCCACTAACTTCTGGGCCTTCTCTTGGGTTAAATCGAGTTCTTTGGCCAATGTCTTAAATTCTTCAAGCATCGGCTGGTTGACCGCGATACCCTCGGGCACCGTAAAGTCGGCGTATTTATCAGGCGCACCCTTACCTTGCGCTGCTTTCTTTGCATCATCCTGGGCTTTTATTAAGGCTGCTTTTTTGACTTTATCTTCAGCGGACAGGTCTTCGTCTTTAGCTTCAAGAAGCCTTTTCTCTTCTTTAGTCTTGACAATACCGGCCTTCTTTTCCTTGTCCTCTGCGGATAGATCTTCATCCTTTGCTTCCAGGAGTCTTTTCTCTTCTGCTTCCTGCGTTTGTTTGGCTGCGGCGATCTCTTCCGGAGTCTGTGTTGCTGACTTCTCTTTCCCGGCCTCAACCTCTCCACCGTCAATTAAACTCTTCTCTTCTTTTACTTCTGTCGCTGCTGTTGCATTCGGTTCTGGCATGTCTGCCTCCTTATTGTCCTTGTAGAAGGATATGGGCTTTATAGCTCATCTGCTTCTACAGGAAATTGTTTTTTAATACTTTCCTGCTCCGATTTATACTCTCTCTGCATCTGCAGAAACATCTCAGGGTTTGCTTTCATAATGTCGTTAAACAAACGCATGCCGATTATCTGCTTCTCGGTAGCTGGAGCGATGAATGTCTCAGCTTCGCTCATGATCCGCCATAACAGGCGGCGTCCTTCAGGTAAAGTCAGTACCTTGCGGATATCGTTTAGCTCACGCTCCCTGGTCTGCTTATTACGTTCCTCTATTTTTTTCTGTCTCTCTTCTGGTTCCATAGATATTTCTACCTTACTGGAGCTGCTGCCTCTGCCGCGGGATTCGCCGGCATCGGCTTACCTGTCAAAGCAGCTATAACCGCATCAAGAGCGCTATTCTGGCCAATCTTGGCTTCTGAGAGCTTCTTGGCACCTTCAGCCGCTATCATTCCTGACTGAGCTTGCTGCATGCGAAGCTGCGCATCTTCCTTAGCTTGGCGTATAGCTGCTACGGCCTGCGCGCTTCTTAATATCCTTGCCGGTATACCAATCATTTCGGCATAGGTCTCAAGAGCTTCGTCAAAATCTATCTTATCGAGTACACTGGGAGCTACTCCGGCAAGCTGCGCGGCAAAACCGCATACTTGCTCTATAGCCGTTGTACCTACCATTTTCTGAGCTTGAGCAAGGATGGAGATATACTCTACTTTCACATCCTGCCCTTCTAACTCAGGAGGCGGTTCAGGTATCAAGCCTACCCTTAACATTATTGAGAAAGTACGATCTATGAGCGGGTCCAGAAGCTCGCTCTCTAAACATTCCAGAACAGGCCCAAGCATCAGAAGCTTCTCTTCATGGCGCTCCGCTACTTCCCGCGCTGTTATCTGCTTCCTATCCATAGTCATGAGCATTAAGAACAGATCGGTGTAGAATGTGCTGCCAATAGCTTCTTTAGTTCTATCTATGCTGGCGTCTATAGCATTTAGGTCTATCTGGACTTGATAGACTGGTCTTACACCGGCATTCGGAACGTTTGCTGATGATGTAGTCACTCCCCCTGGAAGCGTATTTACTTCACCGCTTACCATGCCATCTTTCTGGACCGGCGGGTCTATTGACTTGTCCAGGCCGAGCAGTTTCTTGCGCACCATCTTCTGCAGCATCTTGGCATCGCCTAAAGCATCCCAGCCCGGGCCTTTACCATAAACATCTGCTGTA